ATGCTATCCTACTACTCCGATATACATTAACACAAAGGTGATAGCTAATAATGCAGCAGAGAACACTAAAACGTCTCTCACAGCCTTTTGGTCTTCTGTCATGATTAATAAGTTTTAAGGTTAGCTAAATAAGTTTCTAATCTTGCAAGGCCACGAGCTTGTGTGTGAAGTTGATTTCTGTACTTTGCCTCAAGTCTATCAAGCATCCCTTTGTTACATGACTTAACAGCATCTGATGAGAGTCTAATTCGAGTCAACATTCCATCAATCATCCACTCTACATCCTCAATACGTTCATTTAATAGATCAGAATCAAGATAATGACCTTCACCTCTACACTCATCACAGTCATCTGATACGCTGTGAGATGGATGCTCATAAGAGCTGCTGATTGATACTGTGCCTGTGCCCCAACACTTGTCACATTCTTTGATAAATTCTTTTTTCATACTTGATTTGTTAATTATTATAGGACAAAGTTAATATCTTTTTTCATATCTGCAAATAATTAAGTAAAATAAATATTAACATTTAATTGTTAATAAGTCAATTCCCCCAAATTCGAGGGAATTAAAATAGATAAAAAAACCGTTGATTTGGGTTCAACGGTCAAAACCTTTATAGCTCACAAAACAAAGTTAGATGAGTATAGAACTTTTTTAACACTTACAATAAATGGTTAATAAGCTAATACAAATATAATTATAATGTCGATTAGATAAACATACATCTAAAGTATGTCGAAAATTAGACATTATTTAGACATTATTTAGACATAAAAAAACCTGCTAAGTGTGGGCGACCGGGGACTCCCCAATCCTTTAACCATAGCAGGTGTATTACAATGATCCGGTAACTGTTCTTATGGTAAGTATCCAGATACTATTTTTTCTTAAACCTCTTGACTACGAACTTAGATGCAAGAGTAGCAACTGCTTTGAGAAATTTATTCTCAGATTCTACAGTTACCTTAGTTCCTGTCTCATCTTTTTTGATGTTGACATCTACTTTCTTACCATCATAGTCAAGCTCTTGATTGATACCATCTTTGTGGTATTCTATCTCTGCCTTGTTTGTTTGAATGATAACATCTGTCTTATCACCTTCAATGTTGACCTGTACTTTTTTAGGTCTGCCTACTTTCTTTGCCATAATATATTATTTACTCCATCTTGCTTTAACATTCCTGTGGTCATAGTGTACCCATGTGCTATAGATACCAATTCCACCCTCTTCCATCTTACCTGCTGCAATCAGTTTCTCAATCACTGCTGCCACTTCTTTAGGTGTCATACCTGCAATCTTAAAGTCAGCTGCTTCACCTGTGATATGCTTAGAGGATTTCACTCCACCTACCTTTGCATTATGCTCAGGTGATCTATATCCACTTGTAATCTTAATTGGTTTCTTAACCTCATCTCTTAGGACTTGCAGATTATTAGCAAGAGCCTGGATGTTTCTCAATACAGTTTCATTCAAAGCAAAGTTATGCTTGTTGAACTCCGATAAGTTAAAGTTAGTTGTTAGTTGCATTGGTTTCTATTGTTAATTGTGATAATGTTGCTGCTACTGTTCCTGCTGTTGCCACATATCCTGCCACAGTGATGACCGCTGCAGGGAGTGTGATTGGAGCTGCAAGGATAACTCCTGCTATTGCACCCACTGTAATGGCTGCCTGTTGTACTCTTTTCCAAAATTTTGGAGTGGGAGCATTCCATCTTTGTGATATACTCATCTTAAATTTATTTCTATTAGTTTCTTAACTGATTGAGTGAGCTCACTTATCTGCTCTGCCAGGTGCTTGATTTCTAACTGAGTCATTTTTTCAATAGCCTCATATTTGAAGCGTGACTCATTATCAACAAGCTCAATCTTACCTTTCAGCCTGCCTTGAGTCTCAATAATATTCTTTTGTTCCTTCATGACATTTCTTAAATCACTATGTAAACTCTTCAAAAAATACCCTATCCCAGATATTAGTATTGTTATCACTGTAAATGCTACCTCATTAAATCCCATCACAAAATCAATATACTGTTATTATAACCATTCTCTCTAAATCCTCCACATGGACAGTCAAATCTACACACTTCCCCACAATTGCATCCACAATGGTCTATCATAGGTCTTAGGTCAGTATCTCTGTTCACCTCTGCAGTGAACTCAGGATATAAATCCTTATTTGCTATCAAGTAGCGAGTCAACCTGGTCTCAAAGAATGAGGCCTTTTGTGCGTAGTGCTCCATCCCAAAGGCTACCTCTGAGCGAGTCACTGAGCTTGAGAAATCTCCAAACTGAGTTTGCAATCCTTTGTTCTTAAGTTGGTATGTCAATCCAAACACAGCATCCTCTGCACTCCTCCAAGCTATGACAGGTTGAATATATGCAACAAGTGCCTCCTCAACATTAGTCAATGTCTGATTGTTGTATTTAGTGAGTAGATAGTTGTAGAATGTAGTACCTAATATAGGCATAACTCTGAGCTGTGCCTGTGTTGCTATGTATGGAGTAACATCTGTCACATCAACATTAGCTGTGATAGGTGTATTAGTTTTTAAGTATGTCTCTGTAATAAAGTAGTTCATGGTGCTGCAGGTGTTTCTGTTTGTATTACATCTCCACCCTCTATCGGAGGTAGTGAAGCAAGAGCTCTTATCTCATTAGGTGTCATTCTCTCAAGTACCTTAGTAGCTACCAATGGACTCAATGAGTTCAATGCATCAGATGTCTTAGAGGTATCACCTTCAAGCTCTATGATTGTCTCATTAATGATTTGGAAGTTGTTGATTGAGAACTTACCAGGTATCTTAGCAATAGCCATTATCTCATTTACTATCTCCTCAACCTGCCTTCTCAATGGCATTACTACATTTTTCTCAAATACAACATAAGCCTGCTTGATATCACTGCCTGAGCCAAGTGCTCCTTGAGTGCGAACTCCCATTAGTATAGGGTCGATGGTATGAGCAAAGCATATCTGCTCTGTATTGAGAGATGATGCCTCTTGAAACAGCTTATCATTGCTATTAGTAGGTAGGCTTTCAATCTTAGGTAACTGATCTTGATTATTAGCAAAGAATGCAACAGCCTTCCCTGCATTAGCAGCTCCTTTCAACCTATCAATGGTCTGCTTAATCATGTGTTTCTCCTCCTCTGACTGTGGTCTCTTAGGGAACATCATAGCAAAGGATGGGAATATTGAGTTTTGAATGTTACTCTTAGCGAAGTACGACAGTTCGCCCGAGAGAAACGCAAAATTAAGTGCAGAACTGTACTGCGGCAGCGGATACCACTCTTGCCCTAATGTCATTAACTCATAGCAATATAGTTGCTCAAGGTCACTATTAGCAGGATGATACTTTTTTATTTCTCTCACATCAATTCGAGCTGTCCAATCATCACAAAGGAAGTATGTTTCTTTGTCTCTTGATATTCTAACTCTCTCAGGTGAGATGTTCTCAACCTTATATATCTCTCCTTTCTTATTATAACACAGCTTAAAATACACTCTATGGTGAACTATCAACTGTTGAGCTATGGCTCTGATAGTTTTAGCTAACTTTAGCTTTCTCTCAAAGGTATATAACTTGAGCTTATCCTCTTGAGACATTTTCTCAGTCTCAATAGTGTATCCTCCACCTGTTGCTGAGTTAGTCTTAAAGTCAACTATTGCACCATGTAAAGGTGAGCTATAATATAGTTGATTAAGTAGCTCTGGATAGAGGTTATCCTGCCCAAATGGGATGTAACCTGCTATCTGATAGCGGCCATTAACATAAGGGAGTGATAGGTTAGCACCGCCTACCTTTTGAAATGGAGTAGAGAAGGACTGATATCCCTCTACTATCTCTGCTGTTTGTGGCTTACTGCCTATGAATCTGCTATACCATGCCATTAGTCATATATTGAATTAGTTTGTATCCCTGCCACTACCATGCGACCTTCCTCTATCATAGTCAATCCTGTAGGGTCATTTGTTGGAGTAGGACTCTCATAAACTTTATATCTGTACTGACCCTTAATAAAGTCAACATCAGTGGGGTCATCAATAGTGAATAGGTTATATCTTGAAGGCCATGAGGAACTATCAACTCCCTGCCAATAGATAGGGTTAGCTGTAGTGTCAAACTCATCCTCAAATTCAAATAAATAGTAAGGATTGGAGATTGTTGTAACCTCTGTAAGTGTCAACACAAAGGTGTTAACTGTATCCTTCTCAAGATATATCATACCTATATTGTATCTCAAAGAAATAATTATTAAAAAAGCCCCACCGAAGTGAGGCTCTTAGTTTATAATCTATGGCAAGATTAAATAAGACTTGCTACTACAGCAGCATCCATCTCATAAGCTAAAAATTCATTCTCAGCTACAAGTGTTACACTGTACTTAGAGCCATCTGCTCTTGTAGTTCCTGATCCTTCACCTGTTGCACTAACTTGCAAATAAGGGAAGTACCAATATTTACCATTAGCATCCTGGATAATACCTGCTAAGTATTGTTGTCCAGCTCCTAATATCTTAATAGCTTTTGACTTATCTTGGTCTCTTCTATGGAACATCAAATTGATAGTTGCAGTTACATAGCTTGAGCCATTAATTAAGTCAATAGCAGAGTCCTCAGTGTATGAGGATACGTTTCTTCTGAATTCTAACTCAATGAAGGTATCACCTCCACCAATTAAATTGAGAGCATCTATAGTCCAATCAAGTGGAGCAGTGCCAAGTGATAGAGTAGTCTCATCAACTTGGTCTTGTCTGTTCACATAGAACTTATAGATACCTCCTGAGTTATTGTCACAGCTTTTTAAAATTGTTTCTAAAGTTGCACAGCTCATTTTAGTTTTTTTTTAATGTTTAAAAATAGGGGGTATTGCTACCCCCGTTATATATAAGGGAGAGATTAGTCAAAACATACGTTATACAACACAATCTCTGAAGGGTTAACATAATGGAATCCTACTTTCATGTTAGCTCGAGTTCTCAAATAAGGCTCAGCAACTGAATCAGATAAGTTAACAGCTTTCAATGCTTTGTCATCACCCTCTGCATCAAATGCATAGATAAGGTTATTTCTCAAAGTCAACAAGATAGTGTTATCTGGCATACCTTCACACACAACTACATTGATACCTAAGAATGTTAAACCTAATGGAGTAGTAACATAAGTCAAAGTGTTACCTTGTGCAGCAGCAAGCTCATAAGCATTAGCTACATTAGTAGATACATAAAATCTTAACTCAGTTTTTCTTCTGCTAATAGTTGAAGGAGCAAGAGCAAGTACAGCACTCAATTGGTCAAGTACATTTGTTGTATCAATAGCACCTGCATACAATCCATTCACTGCCTCATCTCCACAAAGGCCTACTAAGTAACCATTACAAAGTGATAACAATGGATCTAAAGATGTTGTATCACCTTGCCATCTCAACAACTCGATATCTTGACCGATAGTCATTGCCATCTCATTCCAATAGTATGACATAAAAGATGCAACAGTGAAATCACCGTTAGATCCTTTTGCCATTTGTAAAGCTAAGAATGATTGCTCTAAGTCAAACTGACATAACTGAGCCATTGCTGACAAAGGACATACATCAATATCCACTGCATCCAATGAATCATTAGGAGCAGAGAAGTTACAAGTTGATGCTTGTAAGATGTTACCAAAAGTTACATTGGCAAGTTTTGTCTTTGACTTAATGCCCGGTAAAGATCGGAAGTTAGATGCAATATCCTCTGATTGAAGATATGCTTTTGAGTAGAACTCCTCAGGGTTGGCACACAATAATGCGTTAGTCTCAACCTCTAAATTAAATTTTAAATTGCGGTTCATTTTATTTGGTTTTTGAAAATTTTACAAATTCTTTAAATAGCTCTCTTGAGCTCATCTTTTGGTTCTTAGCCTCAACCTCAATCTCCTCATCTCTTGGAGCTAAGTACTCCTCCATTTGGTTCTTAAGGTCAGCTATGATAGCAAGTAGTTGATTAACTTGCTCCTCAATCACAGGTGATACTATTGCAAGTACAGCCTCAGCATCAGTAGTAACATCAACTGCCATCTCAACATCCTCAGCGGCAGCATCTGCCTCTTCCTCTTGTACATCCTCAGCAGCCTCATCAACTGTAGTCTCAGCTTCCTCCTCAACAGCTGGCTCCTCTGCCATTTGTTCTTCTGCCATTTCAGCAGGTGCATCCTTAATCTCGATAACTTCTCCATCTTTTACGACATAGATTTTATCCTC